TCAGGCTCCGACATTCATAGGCCTCCTGCCACGCAGGAGGTCCTTATAATGGTTACTGATGAGGTCGTCCGGAATCTCAACTCCGCGGAGTTCTGGATGATACACCGTATCCCATGGCGTCCCACTCTGGTGCGTCAGATAGGAAAGTTGAGGTCCAGACAAATGGCCATATTTATCAAATACATCTGTCAGGAAGTCTACGTCCTCCATATTGACTGGCGGCGGCCCCTCCCCAACCATGTGTAGCGGGATTGGATTACGACCGAACTGCTTGGTCGCATGATATAGGTCAGGCATCACTGGCCCGTACTGCCAAGCCTCTATACGGTTACGGAATAGGTCAATACCGCGCAGACCTAAGCTCCACCCATGCGCTATGTACACGAGTTTCATTAGCTGCATGGGGGTCAGACTTACTCCTTTTGACTTGGCGATTTTGAGGATCGCATCTGCCACAGTGAGCACGTCGTACATAAGCCCTCCTTGTCAGCCGATTTAGTCTATTCGTAGACAAAATGAGGCGAATTCTGCACAAGTCAAGAGCTGTGTCAAACCGTACCAATGTGTGCCATCACGCCCAGCACGCTCCGACTCGCTACGCGCCTGCCCTGCAGATGCATTTCACTCTCGCAAAGAGATTTGTAACAGCGGGACACCAGAGCCAGGCTGGCCTGATCGTGGCTCACCCTCAATCTGAGGTCGGATGATCCGGCATCAAGCCGGCCAGCCGCCGGTTCGAGACTTCAGCCAGTGGCCGGGGTGTTCGAAAGTCTTCGGGTACCCATCTACCGTTAGAGGTTGCCCCCTCCGGGGAAAAACCGGCTGGGGGGGCAGGTCTAGCTATAACGTACCGTGAACCCCGACTGTGAAATTGAATATGACTCAACCAATCGATCCCCAGACAGCCGTGCTCTTGGCCCAGACACAGATTGCAGCAGTGACGCAGGCAGACACCCACACTGACGCCGTGGCTCAGTATTGGAAAGCCGATGGCTACCTACAAGCCTTGATTGACGCCGGCTTGCTAGATGCCGCACGGCTTCCTGAATTGAAAGAGTTGCTGGTTCGCACTTACGCAGAGTGGATTCCCCCACCCCACAACCCGGTCTATTGACCCCGCTTGCACAGAACGGCCAATCGACGGCTTAATGAACAGGTGAGTCTTGAGTGAGGCTGACGGGGGATTAGTCGGCGAGTGCCCTTGGAAGAAAAACCCCGACTGTCTGCGCGAACAGCTAGAGTTTCTGTAGCAGACTGGCCCCGTCCTGAGCATTCAGCCGGGGCCTTGCTACTTTCGGGCAGCGGATACCTGGCCTTGACCTCCTCGACCCTGGCTATCCAAGCGCTGTAGTTCGGTTCAGCGCCAGCCTTGACGTACGGAAAGGGAATTAAAACGCTCAACAAAGCACGACAATATCGCCAGCCGCCACACGCTCGGACAGAGATGTCAGCTTGCCGATCCCTTCCTGCAGAAATCGGCTGAGCTGCTCGATGCACTCGCGCTGGTCATCCGTGAGGCTGAACTCAGCCTCCATGCTTTCCATCAGGTCAAGGCAACACTGGTTGAGGAACCCCACCTCCAGTAACTCCGCCCGGAGCCTACGCCGCAACATCTCGTCCATACCAACATCCCTATCTACTCGACACATCAGCGAGGGACCGTAGCAAAAACGAGATACCGGTCACAATTATCAAAATGCTTAGGACCATGGGAGCGGATACCGCTCTTTGCTCGCCTGAACAGCCTTGACCTAGGTAGCTAGGTCCGGCTCGGAGCCGCCCTTGATCGCTTCGACCTCGGCCTCGACTTGGTAGGGCACGCAAGATAGCTCCTTTAGAGCAGGCCGTCATGATCCGGTAACACTCCTCTTGAACCCGCAGACCTGAGATCGAATCAACCTTTTTACACCACGACTGATCTGTGCCTTAATGAGCGCTCTTCTTTCACAGGTAGGTGATTTATGAAATCTAGATTAAATGTGCTAGCTCTAGGTTTGATCTTCGCAGCAAGCTCAGCACTTGCTGGCAACATTGTCCCTCGCGGCCTTAACAGCGTTGGTAAACTTGCCGAGTCCCCCAATGGAGTCTACCGCCTAGAGCTTACCAATACAGGCGACCTTGCCATCTTTGATAAAAACAACAAGTTCATCTGGAGAGCAGACGAGTCCACAGGGATTGTTGGAAAGATGACTGGCGATGGCTGCCGTCATGACGGATGGCGAATGCAGGTCTATGAGGGCATCAGTATCGAAGATCGCAAGGGGTGTTTTAAGTATCTAACCAAGATAGATAGCAACCTGCCTGAAAATGCTGGTGATTACACCAACTATGTCCTGCAAGATGACGGTAACCTTGTCGCATACCTAACAAATATCCGATGGAAAACAGGTGCGTATCGGACAGCTGCCGCCGGCGCCACACAGTCAGTTATTATTCCTCCGGGCACAGTCATGCCACGAGGCACCGTATATGTGAATGGCAATTACAGCTTCCGCTTTCAGACAGATGGCAATCTAGTAGTTTACAGTGGTTCTACTCCGATCTATAACGCGGAGCTTGATGGCAAGGGCGGAGTTAAAGCTCAAATGCAGTACGACGGAAACTTTGTCGTATATGACGCTAACGATAACGCGATTTGGCACACGCACACGGATGGTAATCAGAATGCCTACATGGCTTTCCAGCCCGATGGCCATTTGCTTATTGTGAAGCAGGATGTAATCTGGGCCCGCTTTGGGCACCAGTCGACATACTGGGCACCAGCCAAGCCAGGCTCTCCGTTTTTCATCCCTCTCGGCTGGTTGATTCCAGACTCCATCAACAACTGGCTTTAAGCCGGGTGTATGTATAAAGGGCCCCAGCTTGAAGCTGGAGCCCTTACATATCAAAGAGGTGAAGACTATCAGAACGCCCCCCCGCGGCCCTGGTACACTGGCCTATCGCCTCTACGCCTTTTTTGACGTCAACCACAAGGACAGGCTCAATTTCCCTCAGCCAATCCAGAGCGCTAGCCTGACAGCAATGCTGCTGCTTGCGATGCATTGCAGCCAGGCCTGGATGCAGACGAGCAGAGGTAGGTACAAAAATGTGGACCAACAGGCACCGATACGCTTAAGCTACAAAAATTTACCAGAACCCTCTTGCATTTCAAGCTTGAGCACAGATCATCGCAGTACAACCACTCAAGTGAGACCCTCAAAAATCCAAAATCAGCCCCAGAAGCAAGTAAAACATAAAAACAACTTTTTGGAGACTCAAAAAAATGATAACTAAAATTGAATTTTATATAATAGATTTCAAATACAGAATCTCCACCGAAAGAGATACTTTCCATGGAGAGAGTCGAACCGTTTTTCCTTCAGCCGTAATGCCTGAAAACTTTTCTGAAGACGGATTCCAGAAAAGAGTCGCAGAAATCCTGAACAGCAAAACACTCGAACTGCTGCCTCAAATTTTCATTGAGCACAACATCAATACCAACGACAGCAGCGCAATTTCCTTTGACCTAGAAGTAATTAAGTCAACAAAAGTCAACACTTCTGTCTCAACCAGCATCTCGCAACAACCATCCAACCCTCTATAAATAAGGCCAAGCGACAAAAATTTACTCATCAACATAGTTCAACGGGCACGATCATGATCGTAACTATCAGATTATGAAGATGATAGTTACGATCATCGAAAACATTCGACAAAAACATGATTTCGCGCACACTGAATATCGTGCCTCGGCCACCGCTTACCGATGTGCGCCGATGTTGCTCAACTCTTGCGTGATGGCTGGTGGATCTCCGCACACGATCCGCTCACCTTGAAACGCGGGTCGGCTCGGCTCAGTCAGACCTCGATATCGAACTGGGGGAGCTGCGGCGCCGGCCCGGTCACAAGGCCATCGCTGATGAACGCCATCTGCCCGGCCGGCACCGCCGTGCCCCGAGCCGCGATCACGACGTTGTTTCGCAGGCGGACGCGGCAGGTGCCAGCGCCCTCGTCGACGTCGATCACCTCCCCCACCGTGCGCGCGCCGCCCGGTAAGAGCCCGATGAACCGACGCCAGGGGTTGACCGTCGCCATCAGGAACCTCCCGGATAGTGGCGCTCGATGCGCAGGGTCTGCCACACGCGGCTAGCCCCTACCCCCTCAGCCGAGATATCGGTGGCCAGGCAGAGCCCGCGCCAGGTCGCCTGTTCGTCCCTCACCTCGACCAGCATTCCAGGCTGCACCAGGCCCGGTACCCCATCATCCTTCTGGAACAGCGGGATACGGCGCGTCTCGATCGCCTGGTTGCCTCCCTTGGACAACTCGCAGATCCCGCGCGAGCGCGCCACCTCGGTGCTGGTCATCCAGTCCTCCATGACGTCGGGCGCCGACTCCTCGCCGGCGGTACCGGCGCGCCGCACCTGCACGCTGACGCCGTAGCTGGTACCGCTGACGTAGACGAAATTCCATGCCGGCTGGGGACTCCACTCGCTGCCCCACTCGGCGACGATGGCGGCCGGGATGATCCGGTCGGGAATCGCGGTGTCCCAGTACCAGGTCGCCTCACGATACCGCGGCAGGATCGTCACCGAGTCGTCCATCAGGCCCGGCCGCACGATGCCGCCGGCGACCTCGGCCAGCTTGACGATGACCTGCATCGGCGTCTGATCCTGGTAGCTGAAGGCGCCGGCCGGCAGCGTCCAGTCCGGCGGCCCCATGTTCTCGACGTCCCAGGACACTGAAAAGCCGGTGTACTGCAACTGGTCGTCGACAACCTGACGTGCGTTCAGCGGCGCCGTGTTCACCGCGCTGCGCTTCGGCGCATAGGGCGCGTCCAGCAGTTGGGTGCGGCTCGCGCCGCTGATGGTGTAGCGCTCGCTCGGATGCTTGCCGCTGCCGCTGTAACGCTCGACCAGAAACCGCCAGGTCCAGCCGTTGATCTCCAGTTCTACCGTCTTCGGCCCGTTGGCATCGGGCGCCGCCAGGTCCAGCGAGGTGCGACCGAACAGGTCAGCCGAGAACGACCAGGCGAACGAGTCGATATCCAGGCCGATGCGAATGCTGGTCGCATCCAGCGGCGTGCGACTCGGCAGCACCACCAGGGTGACCGTGTTTCCTATCATGTAGGTCTCCAGTATCTCGGGCTCGGCGGGTGGATCTATCGGTACCACCGGCCCCGGATAGTCGGGGTAGACAATGCCCGTCGGCACCGGATCGGTCGGCCGCCCCCATGCCCAGGGAATCCGCCGCAACGCATCGAAGCGGGCCGGACTGCCGTAGCTGCTGCGCGCCCCGGCGTCCACCGGCCGGATACCACGGACCGGCGCCACGTAGCGGAAATCGAAGAACACGACGGGCGTGTTCGCTGGGGTGTAGCGGGTCGGGCCGAAATTGAAGTCGAGCAGGGCGGTCGGGATGTAGAGACTGACACGCCTCTCCGAGAGCACATCGCGGAAGCGGTCGAACTCGGCCGAGCGCCGCCAGCCGGGCGGACGGCCGGCGTCCTTGGGCGACGGGCGCGGGTTGTAGATCAGCGACAGGCGCCGATCACGCGGACGCAGCGTCCGATCCCAGCCTAGCTCTCTCTCCACGTCCAGCACCCGGGTGCTGTCCCAAGCGCTGCCGGCGGTCGCGTTGCGCTGCTCGGCGTGCTCCCAGCCACTCCCCCAGCCCGCATCACGCACCGGTACACCGGACCAGCCACTGGCGCAACGCCGTGCCAGTGGTCGGCCAGAGCCCCACAGCCCGCCGCTACGCGCATCGGCAAGCACCAGGCGCTGCCAGCGCAGCGGGACGGCGCGCACGGAAAGCGGCGCCGCCCTCTGCCAGGGGGCGCCGAAACTCGCATTGATCATAGAGCCTCGACAGGAAAGGGCCCGTGGCTGAGCGGGCGGTAGTAACGCGTCGCCTGCAGACGGGCCGTGCCGACCTGGCGGCTGGGGTTGTCGCCCTCAATCGGCCACCACTCCGGCTCAGCCGCCGGCAGTACCCCGGCCTCGGTCACCTCGTAGAGCCAGCCAGAGAAGATCGTCGGACGCACGCGCTGGCCCAGGCTGACGGCGAGACGCGGCTCGAACACCGCGCCCCAGTCATCCAGCCCCATCGCGTAAGTGGTCCCGCCGGCCGTCACCTCCAGGGCGATCTCGGCGCGCCCGGACTCGGCCGTCTGCCCCACGCCGGCCACCCGCCATTCGCCATCGAGCTTGCGCTCGATGACCACCACCTGGCGCGCCGCAGCACCGCCGTCGACCGTGACGACCGCTCGCACCTTCGCTGGGTCGGTCGGATCTCGACCGCCCGAGCCTTCGGTCAGGTCATAGGACAGCAGGCGCGTATCGGCATCGAGGACCGGCCAGCGAATGATCCCCAGGCGCGGGTCGCCTTCGTCGGTGACCTGGATCACGAACTGTCCGCGCAGGCCCGATGCCTCGAAGCGCTGCACCGTCTCGCCCTCGTAGACCTGGAAAGACGCCGTCATTGCAGTCGCGGTGACAACCGCCCCGCGATACAGCGTGGCGATCTTGCGCGCCGAGGTCTCCTCCCCTTCACGGGTGACCTTCACGGCGAGGGTCTGGTAGATCGCCTGCCTGGCCCCCGACCAGGCGACCTCCACAGGCGGGCGCAGCGACTTCGGCCCAATGCCGAAGCGCTGCAGCCAGGTGCCGGGCCTGACCTGTACCGGCGGCACCACCTGCAGCATCAGCCCGCTCATGCTGGCCACCACGCCGGATCGACAGACAGGAACCAGAGCCCCCAACGGTCCATATCCACGTAATAGGTCTTGCCATCCATCTGCACCGCCTCCGCCACCGAGGTTGCGGCCAGGGGCAGGCCGAGCCGATCCAGCAGGTGCCCATGCCGGTAGTGGCCCAGGATCGGGTCGAAACACACACCCTTCAGGAGGCCGACGTAGTTCGCGCCGTTCGCCACATAGGGCTGCTGCATACGCCAATAGGGCGGATTCTCTCCCTCTGGCCTGTCGTAGTACATGCTCTGGTACTGCATCTGGTCCATCAGCGCCCCCAGGGCGGCGCCGCCACCCTGGATGATCTCCCCCGAGCGCTGGTCACGCAGTGAACTGAACCCACTCCCAAAGGACCGGTTGGTACTTCGGCTGGCTGAACTCTGATACCCCTGGGCGCCACCGACGGCGATGAATCCCTGGACGCCAGAGGCGCCACTAAAGCTCTCGTACTGCCCGACATAGAGGCCGAGGCTGTAGTCCTCGCTCGTATTCTCATAGCCCCTATCCGCCAGCATGCAAAAGACAAACGTCTCGGCATCCGCGCAGATCTGCCAATAGGTGGCGTAGTTCCAGTACATGTAGCCCAGATAGAGGATATGGGCATCATTGCTGGTGGGGTTGGTATCCGCCGACCACGTACGTGATCGCGTGTTGACCCCCTTTGGAAGCGGAGTGCTGATATCCAGCATGCCCTCATGTACAAAGATCCCGACGAAGTCCCGGTAGCTGCTACCGCTACTACTTGGCAAGTGCTGGCAGAACGTGATCTGTGCACAGTTGGACGCCGGAGCCAGGGTGATGGCAGTGTCGAACTCGCTTACCACGGTCCACCCTGCCGGTGGCTTGTTGCCGTAGCCATCGACCAGCGCCGCGCGCAGGTAGCTCTTGAGCTTCTGGAACGGCGTCACCGCCGACGGGAAGAGCGCCGGCGGTGCGCCGGCGTCCCGATAGCTGTACTGTCGAGCGGTCATCAATCCGCGTCTCCTCTGATCTGCAGGTGGAATTCATCGTCCTCGACGGTGCCCTTGCCGCTGAGTACCGTCCGCACGATCCACATCGGCCCCAGGCACGAGTCGGTGTTGAAGCGCACTGCGTTGCCGGCCGCCCAGCCACTGCCCCAGCCTTCCTTGCGGATGGTGAAGTACGGCGTGTTCGTCTCCGGGTTGATCGGCGCCGTGTCGGTGGTGGTAGTGCCGTTGGCGATGACCCCCAGCTTCTCCTCCACCACGCTGAAACTGGTCGAGGAGTTGAACACCAGCGCCCACTTCGCATCGATCGCACCGCGGTTGGCGATCAGCGGTGGATAGGCGAGGCTGTTGTAGTTGGCGGTGGTCCCGTCGCCCTTCGGCTCGTCGGTCCAGTTCGGCGAGCCGATATCCCAGGTCCGCTGGGTGAACCAGTGATGCAGCCGCGCCTGCAGGTCGCCCCAGCTCAGCGCACTGGACGCCAGCGTTTCGCCCGCCGGCAGATCCCAGGGCAGCGGCGAGGAGATTCCCAGCTCGCCGTTCACCTGAACCTCGGTGCAGAGGGTCATGTGCTCAACCCGGTCACGCACCACCAGCGGTAGGGTCAGCGGGTTGCCCTCGGCATCCTGTAGAACCAGCGGGTTCGCCCAGGTCACCCGGCCGCGCTCCAGATCGACGCTGTAGCCTGCCGAAGCCAGTTCCACCGCGTTGGCGTCCACCACCTTGATCTCGGCCTGCTGGTCGCGGCCGAGTTGCAGCACGCCGCCAGCTTGAGGACTCGGCACCGTGGTCTCGGCGGTATGGGCAACCACCATCACGTCACCCTCGCGGAACACTGGCACCCGCCCGTCCGCCGGCAGTCGCACCGGGTCCAGGCCCAGCAGGGTGGCGTCCAGCGGCAGCGAGGTGAAGACGACCGCGTTGTAGCGCAGCAGCAGCGGAATCACCGGGATATCGCTGGCCCCAGTGGTGTCCTCCAGATTGCTGGTGAAGCGCAGCCGGACGATGCCGGTCACGATATCGACGCTACCCTTGATCACCGCGCCATTGAGCTTACCGTTCGCGTCCGCCGTGGTGGTCACGATCTGCGCGGTATCCAGGCGAACCGCCGTCACCTGCAGGCTCGCAGAACGCAGCGGCGCCCCCGGCGTGCGGAAGGTCATGCTGGTGACGCTGAAGCCGGCGTTGGTGGTCAGGCAGGCCAGCAGCGTGACCGTCGGAGCCGCCCCCGAGCCATAGGTATTCAGCGTCGCGGTACGGCCGGCGTAGTCCACCGAGCCGACGGCGATGCCGGCGTTGGTGCTGCTGTTGATGTTCTTGTAGAGCACACCGGAGCGATCGACGTAGACCTCGCCGGCCCAGGTGAACACCAGCGAGCCCGGCAGGATCGGCTCGGCCACACCAGGCAACAGGTCCAGGGTCACCGGAGCGACGGTCTGCGAATCGGTCTGCTCGCCGTACTCGACGCCGCGGCTCTGCGCGCGCACGCTCAGCGTGCCGCCGAACCCCTCCAGCAACGTGGTATCGGTGGCCACCAGACGCAGCTTCTTCATGCCGAAGTTGTCGACCGTGTCGGTGTAGTAGGTGTACTCCTTGAACACGTAGTTGCCGGCCACCTTCAGGCTGAACTCGCCGGTCTCGTAGTTGATCGTCCCGGCGCGCCCGGCCCAGCCGCCGGCGGCGTCGTCGGTCACCGAGTTGTCCACGGTGATCTCCGATTCGAAGATCGGCAGCGCCCCGGTGCCCATGTCAGCACCGAGGGTCGGTGCCGCCTGGCGACGCTTGGTGATCCACGATAGGCGCACGCTGCCCGCCTTGAGCGGCGCCCCGGGCAGCGTGCCGATGCACATGCCGGTGCTGTCGGAGGTCACCGCCAACGGGCTGTCGGTCACGCTGCCCTGCTGGTAGGTATGCACGATCCCACTCCCGGCATCCGGGGTGGCGCTCAATTCCATGCTGACCTTGCCGTCGGCATAGTTGATCTGGCCGCTGCCACCGGTACCGCTGAGCGAGCCGTTGCCGCTATCGAGCACAGTGCGCTCTACCCCGCCGACCTTGAACGTCGCCTTGTAGGAGCCGGGCAACAGCCCCTGGTGCGGCAACGTCCGGTTGATCCGCGCGCGCGCCTGCACGCTGGTGCCGGTGCGCTGGGTCAGCGCCGCATCGTTCTGCCCGACGTAGGCGTAGATCAGCGAACTCCCCACGTCCGGCAGCGCGCTCAGGGTGATGGATACCGAGCCGGTCGCGAAGTCCACCGTGCCGGTGCCTTCCCCGGCCAATTCGCCGTTGCCCTGGTCGCGGATCTCCTGCCATTTGCCCAGGGCGAGGAACGAGACCACCAGGGTGCCCGGCTGGGGCGGCGCTTCGGACAGCGACAGGGTGTAGACGAAGCCGCGGTTGCCCAGTTCGATAGGGATCTCCCCGGTCACCGCTTCGCCCGTCGCCGCCGCGGCAGGCTGGTAGGTGGCGCTCGCTGTCCCGCTCCAGCCGCTGCCGGAGGCCGCCATCTCGATTGCGCCGCTCTCGTAGTCGACGGTACCGCTGGCAATCCAGTTCGAACCGCTGATGTAGCGCAGGCCGCCCTTGCGGTCGTCGGCGAACACACCGCCGCCGGCGCTCAGCGACAGCGAACCCGGCGCGCAGCCGGTGCCGAGGAACGTCCGCGACCTGCCGCTGCCTATGTTCGCGACATTCAGGTTGACCGTCCGCGCCGGCCCGGCCGCAGCGAACAGGCGCCGCTGGTAGCCGGCCAGTTGGTCGACCAGCGCGTTCTCCCGGGTGGTGCTGGGCACCAGCTGGGAATAGACCGACTTGACCCGCAGGCTCAGCGCGCCGCGGCTGACAGCCTCGGCCAGGGGGCTGATGCCGTAGTACCGCGCGGCATCGGCGACCTGGGTGCTGAGCACCTGGCTTTTCGGGCTGGTGGTACCGCCTGGAGTCACCTGGCCGCCGGGGAAGGTCGCGCCCAGTGGTGCGCTGATCGACAGGTCCAGCCGGCGCCGGGTGAAGTTCACGAAGTTGCCGTTGCCGTAGTCGTGGGCGAACTGTTCGAGCCGCGCCTCGACGTCGGTGATGCGGACATACTGCGAGCGCGACTCGAACACCAACTGATAGACCTCGCCAATCTCGGGTAGCCGCTGTTCTTCGCGCTGCACGCAAGCGATGGCGCGCTGGCCCTGCAACTGGTTGCCCAGCAGTTCGAACGAGGCAGACACGGCCGGCACCACGAAGGACTCGATGGCGTTGCGCGCGTCGCGGCGCTCATCGGTCTGGCTGCCGGTGTTGAACAGCAGCACCGAGACACGCGGATCGGCCGGCGCCCGCGTGACGATGGCATGAGCGCCCAGGTACGGCTCGGCGCTATTCGAGCTGATGCCGGCGAAGGCCTTGCGCAGGTTGATCCGGCCGATGGTCCGGTCCAGGCGCGAGATATCGGGAAACAGGTTGTTGATCTCGCGATCCACCACGGCTTGCCCGGTGGCACGGCCGCCGCCGTCGTCCTCATCGGTGAGGCGCTGGGATTTCAGCAGCTTTACATCATCGACGGTGATCGTCATGGAACACTCCAGCCAGAAAAGAAAACCCCGCCGAGGCGGGGTGTGGGATCAAGGGACGGGGGTGGGCGGCGCTGGGGGCGGCGCTACGGTGAGCAGTCGCAACGTCACCAGGTAGTCGGCGTCCGGACCGGGGTTGACCTCGCGGAACAGCGGTTCGGCTTCCAGCGGCGCCCCGTCGGCGCGGTTGAAGATCACCGAGAATTCGCGGCCGTCTGGCAGCACCAGCGCCATGACCCGCAGGCGCTGGTCGCGCAGCACCTCCAACTGCCGCACGACCCACAGCGGCGTCCATACCCCTCCCCCGGAACGCAGTGTGATCGGGCGTCCATGCAGCTTGGTGCCTTCCTGCACCAGCAGCGTGCCGGTCAGGGAGCGTTCCTGCTCTTGTGCCACCGCATCCCAGGTGAACTCGTCCACCCACTCGAACTGGTCGCCCAGTTCCACCGCATCGAGCCTCATCGGCCGGTCCTCATGCTGGCCTGCTCGAGCACGCCGAGCAGGTTGGTTTCGTCCTGTTCGCTGGCCACCGCCACGTCAACGGCTCCCCGCGGCGTCTCGAAACGAACGACCCGGGGCGGAGGACTCGACACCGGCGACGAGGCAGGGGGCGCCGCCGCGGCCTTGGCGGCGCTCTGCTCGTCCACCCGCTTCTGCTGCTCCTCTCGCTGCCGCTTGGCATCCGTCTCGGCCTGGATCTGCTGCAGGGTGGCCAGCGCCGTCATCAGGTTCTGCACCGCGTTCATGTCGCCGCTGCCCTGGGCCTCGGCCAGTTGCTGCTGCAACTCGGCGCGGCGGCTGTTGAACCGGCTGCGATCCACGGCTTCCTGCTCGCCGCGCAGCCCCGCCAGTTCCTCGCGCAGGCTGACCAGCGTCGACTTCGAGCCTTCCTTGAGCTGCTGGATCTTCTGATTGGCCGCCTCGATTGCGCTCTCCAGTTGCCGCATGTCCGAATCGTTCAGCAGGCTGAGGCCATTTCGAGCGCCCTTGGCCGCCGACACGAAGTCGCCCAGCTTCATGGTCCCGCGCTCGTAGTCGTCCATCAGGCTCTGCAGGCTGCGCTTCTGCTCCAGGTACGCCGCCTGGATCTCCAGGCTGGCTCGCTGGGTATCCATCGCCCAGCGCCCGAAACCGCTCATGCCCACACCCGACTCGGCCTTGATCCGGGCCAGTTGCTCGCTGACCTTGGCCAGCGAGCGCGACGTGGCGTCCAGGCTGCTGGTGTCGATGCTGAGATCGACGGTGGAGATCCCACGCATCGCGTCGAAGGCGTTCAGCGCTTCCTGGCTCAACTGCGCAACGCCCTGCCGCGCGGTGCTCAACACCCCACCGAAGAACCCTTCGAAGGCGCCCATGTCGTCCTTCGTCGACGCTACTCCCTTGCGGGTCGCCTCCATCGATTCGCCAATGGCCTTGCGCTGGTCCGAGAGCGATTTGGCCGCCTTGTCCGAGGACTCCGCGACCGCCTGCATACCCTTGGCGCCCTCCTCGCCGGCCGCCTTCAGTTCCTTGATCTTGGCGGACAGCTTGGTCTGCTCCTGGTTGAACTCCCGCGCGCTGATCGTGCCGTCGTTGTACAGCCGGCCGAGCGCCGTCCGGATGTTCTGGATATCGACCGTGGTCTTCGCGCTGCTGATCGCGTCTTGGACCTGCTTCAGGTTCTCCAGGCCGGTGCTGAGGTCAGACACCCCCAGGGCGGCGCCGCTGGCGGTCGACTTCAGTTCGGTCAGCTTCGCGTTGAGGACACCGGCGCCGTTCGCATACTCCTGCTGGCTCAGCGTGCCGGCCTGGTAGGCCTTGAGCATTTCCCCCTGCAGGGCGGTCAGTTGCTCGGTGGTCTTGGCCGCGCTGATCTGGTCCAGGGCATTCTGCAGGCTGGTCACCGCCTGCACCGACTCGGCGGCCGCGTTCTTCGCACCCGCCTTCAGGTCGGTGAAGGTGTCGGTGATCGCCTGGCTCTGCTGCTGTGCGGCGGAGGCGATAGCCGTGGTGCTGGTGTCCCAGGCATCCGCGATATCCTGCGCGTCCTGCTGGATCTGCTGGCGGAAACCCCCGCTCATGCTGCTGAGCAAGTCGTGGACGCCGGCGACGGAACTGCGGATGCGCTCCCCACCCAGCGCCGCCGGGATCTTCTCCGCCACCTTCTCGATGCCGGCGACCATCAGCGACATGGTACCGGTCCAGGCCAGGGCGATAGCGCTGATGCCCGAGGTGACGCCGTTGAACAACGTCCGGAACGGCGCGATGAACAGTTGCACCCGCGAGGCCATGTCGTCCAGCTGGGTGCTGAAGCTGCTAAGCCAGGCCGAGGTCTTGTCGATCAGGGTGCCGAAATCGACGTCGGCCAGGCGCTTGATGAAGCGCTCGACCCATTCCGAGCCCTGGACGAAGGCATCCGACAGCCCCTTGGCCAGCGTGTCGAGGCGCCCGTCCTGGTCCATCTGCGCGATGGTATCGCCCAGTTCCTTCAGCTTGTTCTTGACGTGGTCCAGCGCGCCGGCGTTGGCAATGCGGTTGAGAAATTCGGCCGCAGTGTCGCCGAGGTTGCTGACCAGACCGGTCAGGGTGCTCATGGCCTTCGCAGCGGCCCCTTCGGAGCTGCGCCCCATTTCGTCGACCAGCGCCTTGATGACGTCCCGGCCAAGCTTGCCCTTACTCGCCAGATCCTGCAGCTGCGCGGCATTCTTGCCGGTGACCTTGGCCAGCATGTCCCACGCCGGCACGCCACGCTCGACCAGTTGCAGGATCTCCTCGGTCTGCAGCTTCTGCTTCGCCCAGGCCTGGCCGACTGCCGTCGTGATGCCCTCCAGGCGCTCCATGCCGCCGCCCAGCTTCTCCGACTGGTCCTCGATCGCTTTCAGCGCCCCGTCCATAGGGTCCAGGCCGTAGGCCTTCAGCAGCGCGAAGGCGTCGGTGACGTCGCCCAACTGAAGCGGCGTGTCCTTGGCAAAGGTCTTGATCCAGGCGGTTGCCCGCTCACCCTCGGCAACCGAGCCCATCAGCGACGTAAGCCGGTTCTGCAGGTTCTCGAACTGGTCGCCGGTGGTCAGCATCGAGACGATGCCATCACGCACCAGGCCGATTCCTCTGCGCACCAGGTTCAGCGCCGCCTGGATGCCGACGAAGGCCGCGGCGTAAGCGGCTGCCTGGCGAACGCCGGACGACATGGCCTCGCGCAGCGCCGTCACGCGCGAGGTGTGGCCAGCCGCCTCCCGCGCCGCTCGCATCTGCGCACGTTCCAGCTCGCGGATCTCGCGGCTGTTCTGCGCGATGCTCTCGCGGGTGTTGTCGACCACCGACGCCAGCCGCCGCTCCTCGTTGGCAAGCTGCCCGGTATCCACGCCCGCCGCCCGCGCCGCACGTTGCTGCTCAGCGTGCCGAGCGGTCAGTTGGTCAAGGGTCCGACGCAGACCCGCTGCGTCCCGCTCCGCGATCTGCAGGGACACGGCCAGGCCCCGGCTCCCGGGGTTGCGGTCCAACGCCTCGCGCAGGTCCGCAATGGTACGGTCCACCCGCTGCACCGACGTCTGCGTCTGCGCAATGGCGCGCTCGGTAGTTCCGAGCGCGGTCACCAGGCCGCGGGCCCCCTTCGCATCGTCCAACTGCCGGTTCAGGTTCGCCGCTGTGGTGCGCAGCCCTTCCAGCGCCTCGGTCGACTGCTGGGCGGCGGGCGACAGTTCGTCCCGGCCGCGAAGAACGAACTGGATCAGGCGCTGCATTGGGTTCGCCATGGCAATCCTCTGGCAAAAAAAACCCGCCAAATGGCGGGCATATATATAACTTCTACAAGAGAGCTCAGGGAATAGAATACTTTTCCTTGAGCATTTTCAAACGTGCGGTTTCATGCTCACTTAGCCCTTGAGAGTCGTACAAAACCTTATTATCAGCGCCGTCTATACGCACCACATCCACGGTAAACAGTGCATCCTCTGGAGCATCAACCTTGCCCCACTCACTAAACATATTGGGAGCAAGCGACCAATCTGCACTTTCACCAGGCTCCAAGCCACCTCGAATCTGGTAGTTGAAGTCTTCAACCAACCATGGGACCGAACGCCCGGGGCTAGCAATCGTTCCTTTGAAGTATGCACGAGAAACAGGCTTTTCCGTTCCATTGTGTACCGACAGCTGAATCACTGGCTCTTTGCCAAAGCTATACTCCTGATCTCGCAGGAAAAACCGAGAACGCGTAACAGTAAACTTCGCTAGTTCACCTTTAGCCTGCTCTGCGCTACTTCGCTTAGCTTCCAGTTCCCTGATCTCAGCTAACGCCTGCTCTTTTTCACGAGCCTCTCGAGCTGCTTTGATAGCCTCGGCTTGAGTGATCAGCTCATCAGCCGTCTTTCCGCTCAGGGATGCCATGGCATTACCTGCGATATCTTCCGCAGTTACGTCACCCTTCATGACTGCTTTAAAATCTAGCCCTTGAAAAACAACTAGAGTTAAGGCCTCTTGGAACTTCGTTCGTTTCTCTGGTGAAAGCTGCTCGGTAATTTTCTGAATAGAGGCTTTCATCGCCTCATCACTGGAACCGTCCAGCTTCGGCTCTCCGCAGCCAGCCAGAGCAACTGCAACACAAAGTACTGCAAGTCGGTAAATTCGCATGGATTCCCTCCCAAGGGTGTTAGGCAAGAGAGGGAATCTACCCCGATAGTGGCACCATGCCAACCTGGTTAGGCAGCCAGATCCATCTGGCAGAACTTGGAAATGTCGGTCGCGGTCACGCGCGAATCTGCGAGCAGTTCCGCCGGGCCGGTGAGCTTGGCGTATTCCTGGCCCAGCACCGCCAGCTCCTGCAGGAGGCCGAACTTGACGCGGCGAGGACGCAGCGCGAACGGCTCGCCCGACTGCGCGTCGTTCAGGCCAGCGATGAACAGTTCCAGCTCCTTCTGCGAGCCGTTGAGCATATGCACCGCCCGGCTCGGGCGCGGCGTGTAGCTGACCTTGATGCCGGTTGCATCGATCTTGCCGCCGCTCAGCACCTGGATGCCGTGGGGTACCAGCAGGTAGTCCGTGCCCGGGGCCACCTCGACGTCCCCCGCGGTCTTCACCGTCACGGGCTTGGTCAGGTCCGGCAGGTACTTGAACGGGATCAACTCCAGCGCAACCCCCTGAGAGGTATGCGCCTCGTCGGTGATCGCGGCGGTAGGCGCCACCTGGATGGTGGAGCGCGTCACCAGGGCGACATTCTCGGCGGTCAGGTCGAACATTCCGATGGAGGACGTCACGTCGGTGACGCGCTCGCGGACGTTGCTGTTGCCGCCGCCTCCCATGTAGTTGGGCAGCGTCTTGCGGTCGGTGGCGAAGCTGATATTGAAGGTGTCGCAGTTGCCGAGCGGCAGGAACGGTTCCTGCGACCCGTACAGGCGGGCATGGATGATGCCCTCGCCGATGAACGAGCGGTCGATGGTCTGGAGCATGGGGCTCTCCTGATGGGTTCGGGTGGGTTACTTCTGGTCGCCGCCGGCCGGTTCGGCCAAGGCTGCCGGAATCGGCGCTTTGGCCTTGGCCTCGGTGGCGTAGCCCTTGCCCAGGGCATAGGCAGCTACGGCGGCGGTAACGCTGATGGCGCCCTTCGACGCCGGGTAGTGGGTCGCGTCCAGCCCCTCGCGGTAGTTGAACGGCCTGGTAACGATGATCTTGGGCATGGAGCCCTCCGGAAATGAAGAGGCCGCCCGGAGGCGGCCTGGTGGATGGGTTACAACTGCTGCGAGTAGCTGACCTGCAGAGGGATGGCTCGATAGGCCCAGCGCCGGCCGGGCTCGGGCAGGCGCACAGCGGATGCCGGAAAATCGACACGCACCAGGCCGGGCACCGTCAGCCCGGCCTTGTGGCCCTTGAGCACCCGCTTGATCGCCAGGCGCGCCTCGCGCAACGCCTGGACAGCGTCCCTGCCGCGCGCCATCGGGACGATGTTCACGGTCCACTCCTCCACGACACTGCCCGGCGACCGGTCTCGTTCCACGGTGTCCCCTTCCTGCAGGATGATCAGCCGTTCGGGCTCGTCGCTGTCCTCGGCGTCGAGCACCCCGGCCACCCAGTCCTCACGGACGGCGTCGCCGAACGCCGGTACCACGGCCAGCAGGTCCAGCAGTTGGCCGATGACCGCGGTCTGTACATCGATCACGTCGCTCATTCGGGCACCACGTAGAAAGTGATCCAGTCGCCGTCGTCGGCATGGATGCCGTCGATGCGCCAGACCTGGCCATCGGAATCGAGGAACGCCCCCTTTCGATCAAGGGGCTGCAACACGGCCTTGCGGCACGCAATGGTCCGGTACCGATCCAGGGCGCCGGCCTCCATGCGCTCAACACCTTCCTCAACGATCACCGCAGCATTGCCGACCTGCCGGCCAGAGCGGTCCAGGTAGCCAAACTCACCATCGCCGAGGACGTCGGCGATGATCTCGTCCATGTCGGCGACCAATTGGACAAAGCCAGCCACTACTTCACCAACTTGATGACTGCGCGAGGGCGGGTGCAAATATGCAGAGGGTTCGACTGCGCTTCGCCAGCCACGCCCTTGTTGAACGGCATGACCTCCTGCTTGGCGTAATACGGCAGGCCCAGGGTGTTGACGGTCTCCATGTAGTTGGCCGGCGCGAAGATGCTCAGGAACAGCTCCGGCACTCCGATAGGCACAAGCCGTGCCTCATCATCTGGGATGAAGGAGCGACCGCCCACCTTGCCGCGGTAGCGCTCCCAGATCACGCCGCCAAACTCGAACTCCTCGCGTGCATCACCGCGCAGTTGGGAGGCCTGCATGGTGTTGAGGTAGGTCTCCTCCACCGACTTGTGGGTGATCAGCGCATTCCAGAAGTTCTTCCCACAAAGCGCGCGCGAGCCGCTGCTGGGGATGTTGCCCAGGGCATCCTCCTGCGCGTCCAGTGCTTCGCCGGCCTTCAGGCGTACCTTGGTGGTCGCGCTACCTAGCTCCATCTGAACGACCTGAGCACTGATACCGAAGCGGTCGTAGAGGTCGAGCAATACAGTGCTGCCGTCGGCATCGAGGATGGTACCGAGCACCGCGCCCATCCGCTGGTGCTCGTGAGTGGCGTCGAGCTGGCGACGCATCTTGCCCAGGCGCTTGTTCACCACGTCCTGCACAGCCTGCAATTCGGTTTGCTCGCCAAAGGCGCGAATGCCTTGGATCTCGTCGGCCAGGATGGTGAAGGTCTGTGGCAAGTGCACATTGTTGAACGGAATCAGCACGCGCTTGCTGCCAGTGACAACCAGGCCTGGCGCGCCGCGATCGGCGGCCGGCACCAAGTGTAGGGTGTCTCCGTCCTTCTCGATCTGCTGGGTGATGGTGGTGCTGCCCTCTTCCTCGAAGAGTCCCAGAGCCGCCAGACGGCCAGGCACCTCGGGGGCTTCGTTGATCGCAGCGGTGAGGGACGAGACGCTGAACGCCTCGTCTTCGAAGACGTTGATGTCAGCCATTGTTTACTCCATAGAAAATGAAAAGCCCCGCGGGTGCGGGGCTTCGGGAGGACTCAAAGGGGCCGGTCAGTACGGCGTACCGGTGCGGACAATGAGGTTGCGGGCCTTGAGGTCGCCACGGGCAGCGTCGTTCAAACCAGTCAGCGCCACATCGATCACCTCGGCCAGACGAGCAATCACGGTCACCGCCTGGGGATCGGGCGAGGCCGGCTTGGGCGCATACAGGATCGCCACCGCCACCTCGGTGCCATCTGTGGCCGCATCGTCGTAGGGCGCGTATTGGCCCGACGCCGTGACGATACCCAGCACCTGGCCGGCTGGCAGGGCCTTCGCGGTAGCGGCCAGGGTCACCTGTTCGCGGGAAATGGAACCGGCCCCCTCCGAGAGGAGGAACTCACCGGCGTGAAAGCCTTCGGTTTTGGTCATCATGCTTCTCCTTTCGAAGCCTTGGGTTTAGCGGTTTGGGCAGCCCGACGCGCGGCGTACACCTTCGACGGCGTCGCAGCCCTGGCCTTGCTGGGGGGCGTCGGATCATCCTCGAGCGGCGGGGTGTTGATGATTTCGCCGAAGCCGTTGCCAGCCAGCTTGTCGAACAGCCTGGCGCGTACGGCGTCTGGTTCGAGGCCAGCTTTCACATAGTCGGCGGCAAGTTCCGGCAAGCGCGCACTGACGCACAGATCGCGGACCGCCTTGGCCCGGGAGACCGCTGCATCAATGCTTGCCTCGTCTTTCAGGTTTCCTGCCAAGGTCAGAGCCTCCACGAGGTTACGGATACCGGCCTCCGAGCAGCTACGGATAATCCGTGCTGCCAGGGCGGCGGCAGTGGGCTGGGTTACAGGGGGTTCGGGATCAGGTTCAAGAACAGGGTCCTCTGTCGGTGCAGGTGTATCGCTCAGCGGCGGCTTATCGAGTTGAGCAAGCAGCGTCTGGGGAGTATTGCGGTATTTGCGCAACGCACCGCCATCGCCCACCACCGCCTTCACAGCCACCCCGTCCAGCACCTCGTCGCAGAAACCAAGCGTCGTGGCTTCACTCGCCGTCAGCCAAGTCTCGTCCTTGATCATCTGCCGGAGCTCACCATCGTCGATCTCGGGCGCCTTGCGCTTGTAGGAGGCGACGATGGCTTCCAGCGTCTGGTCCAGCACCTCGGCCACCTTGCGCAGATCGTCGGCATCGCCGCCGGCCCAGGTCCAGGGGTTGTGGATCATCAGCATGGAATTGGAAGCCATCTCCAACCGATGCGCGCCGCAGGCCGCCACGCTTGCCGCACTCGCCGCCAGTGCATCGATGCGGGCGGTACAGCGCTCGCCCAGGCGGTTGAGCACGTTGTGGATCGCCAGTCCGTCGAATAGGTCGCCACCAATAGAGTTGAAAGCCACCAGCACTGGCGAAGAACCATCGTCGACGGCCTTCAGGTCCTGGATAAACTGGTTGGCCGTGATCCCCCAAGTACCAATCTCACCGTAGATGTAGACCTCGATGGCCTGGTCCGGCTCACCCTCGGCTGCAGCCTTGATGCGGTACCAGGTCTCGTCCTGGGGCGCCGGTACATCCGGGACCTTGTTGAAAATGTGCAGGCCGAGTGCAAGCGCCTGCGCACGAAGCGCTGATTGTTCGGTCATGGTGTTTCCTCATCGGCGGGATCCGGCGACCCCGGAGCCGTTGTGTAGTTGAGACCAAGCTCGTGGGCACGTGTCTGGTCTGCCGCGTTTTCTTCGTCGATGGTTTCTGCGTCGTAGCCCTTGCGCAGCACTACCTCGCTACGCGAGACCAACCCCGCCTGGATCTCCAGTACCTTGCCCTGTACGTCCTGCACTGGGTGGATGTACTCCCACCCCTGAGGCACCCAGCGAGTTCGCAAATACTCGCGCCGTCGGCGTGCGTAGTCGGGTAGATCCAAGGCACCGGATAAGTACGCCATGTCCATCCACGCCGCCCTCACCGGTCGGCAAAGCTGGTGGATGTAGACGCTGAACTGAAGCTGTTCCAGGCGCCGGCGAAACTCGTTGAGCACCACCCGGATCACCCGGTCATTGACGTTTCTCAAGTCCCCGGTGAACAGCTCATAGGGCACTCCAACGCCCATGGCCGCGGCCTGCAGTTGCTGCCGCATGAAGTCCGGGTAGTTGTTGCCGGCCTCCGGCGGCTTGGAGAACTCCACTTGCTCGCCTGGCAGCAACTCCTGCATGGTGCCCGGCTCCAATCCCACCATCGGCGTGAAGCCGTCACCGTCCATACGCACCGGTCCACCGTTGATGGGATCGATGGGAGGCAAGTCGCCTGGGCTCGGCCGAGTAATGAATCCGGCGAACAGATTGGCTACCTCCTGGCGGAACAGCACCGCATCGTCGAAGTTGTCCAACGAGCGCAGCCGCAGTAGAACCCGAGAAAGTCGGGGAACCCCCCGCAACTGTCCTGCCTCCAACGGCTCGAAGACGTGTAGTACCTCGCTGGCCGGCACCCGCACCAGTTGGTTGTAGCCCGCCGCCATCACTGCGCTGTCGCCGGGGTGACGCCGATACATCCAGTACGCCACCCGCTTGCCCAGGGCGTTGAACTCAATGCCGGCCCGGATCAAATTACCGTTGCGTGCCACCTCGTTCTTCTCGAGCGGAACGAACTCGGCAGGCAGCAATTGCAACTGCAACGGCACGGCTAGGTCGTCCTCCAGCCGCCTCGGGCGCAGACGAATAAAGCACTCGCCGCTCTCCTCGACCATTCGCGCCGCCAGTGCCTGCTGTCCATAGAAGTCGGTCCGCTCGTCGGCATCCGACTCGTCGGTCCAGTCCAGCCAGAGCTCCAGCAACAACCGCCGCAGCGCCTTGTCCTGAATCGTCGGCATTGGCACGATGCCGGAACCAATGAGGTTGCTCACCCGTGTGTCGATCGCACCACCCGCATAGGGGTCGTTGCGCGTCGCAGCTCGGGAGCGCTTGCGTAGCAGTGGCAGTGCAGGGAGCGACAAGGTATTGATCGAGCCCGGCGGCGCATCCCAGTTCTGCGCGCGGCGGCCTGTTCCGGCACCGTCATAGCTGTTCTTAATCCGGTCTGGAAGCATGAAGCCCGCCCGGGTCAGATGAGGATACCTGGCCATCACACCCCCTTCCCGGCAGGGTACAGCCGACACACCCGGGAGCGCCGACCACTGAGCGCCGACTCCTGTCCCGCATCTGCCACGTACTGGCTTTCCAGCATCCGCAGACTCGCCAACTGCGCGCGCTCAAGCTTGCGACCATCCTTGGTGATGGTCTGCCCCTTGGTGAGAATGTCATGGATGGCCGCGCGCACATCCGCCAACCGTTGCTGCGCTTCGGTCATATCCGCCTCGCGTGGTTATCGACGTTGTTTCAGATAGCCGCTGCCGGAGCTGCGGCGTTTGGTGGTCGGGACCGATGGTGCAGTGGAAGTGGTGGGCGGCGTATCGAGGACCAGGCCGAAGCGCTGCTGGGCGACTCGCAGCATTGCCAGAGCGCCGACGGCGCAGTCCAGTGCCTCGTTCCGGCGCCCCTTCGCGTCCCAGCGATACACGCGCTGGCCCTTCTCGATCTTCATCACCTTGGTTTCGGCAGTGAGCTGCTTCAGTTCGCTCTCGTCGCAGATCGCGTCGCTGGCTGGCAGATGCATCACGCCGGGGAGAACCTTGCCTGGCTCGGGCTGAAGCTTCAGACGGCTGTAGATCAGCTCCTTGGCGTTGTCCGTACCGATCATCGTCAGGTAGACGCCAGCCTTGTTCTTGTTGTTGGGGAACATTGCAATGGGCTTGCCGTAGACGTTGTGCCCCTTGGTCGGGATGACCCACAACAGGCCGTGCTTCTTGCTCTCCTCGTACACCTCGTCGGTGTAGTGACCGCCGGAGTCCCATCCCCAGAGCGCAACGCGCATGCTCACACCGTCTTCACGCTGGTACTGCTGGTGGAGCTTGAGCCCGACCTTCCGGCGCAACTCGGCGCTAGCCGGGTCGCCCTGCAGAATCCAGCGGTCGACCAACCAACCTTCCTCGCCCGCGGCCCAGGCCCAGATGCGCGCCTCGTAGCGATCGTCCTGGGTGTCGATGAAGCCGGTCAGAGCGGCTACGCGCGCGGGCAGGTGCTGCCAGATCTCGCGCCGACCATAGAGGTTCTCCCACTCCAGCTTTTCGCCCTGGTCACCCTCCCAGGTTTCGCCCAAGGTGGTGTTGACGAAGGTGATCAGCTTCTCGCGGTCGCCCTTCACGTTCAGCCAGTCGCCGACCATGTCGAGCCAAGTGGTGAAGACGCTGTACGCGGTCCAGATGTGGAAAGTGACAGAGCGAGGCGTACGGGCTGGCTCGCCGTCAGCCTTGAACCAGTCCATGGAATCATACGTCCAGAGGCCGGTCCGCTCACAAATCCAGCGGCCATCGTTCGCGGCCTCTACCGCTTCGTGATACTCGATCACGCAGCCGTTGTGCTCGCAGGTGTACCAGGCCTTCTCCGCCTCACCCAGCGCGTTGGTCTCGTATTTGATGCCGAACGAGCAGTCCTTGCCGCCCCACTTCAGGAACTGTTCTCCGTGGCAATGCGGGCAGCGGATGTGAAAGCGCATGAAATGCGGCGACTCTTCAGCAGCCTTTGTGATCTGGCACTCGCCCACCGTCCCCGGTGTGGAACCGCGGATCGACTTCTTGAAGGTGGCCCCCTCCAGGCGCTTGTCGCCGAGAAAGGTTGGCGAGCCCTCGCCCTCAATGTCGGCGTCGAATTTCGACAGCTCGTCGTAGATGACCTCGTCGGGCGACTTCTCGCGGTAGTTTCGCGCGGCCTTACCGCCCAGGCACCAGAGCATCTTCTGGTGGCTGAACTTCTTCGCGGCGAGGGTGTTGTCCCGGTGCTTCTTCCCATACCACGGCGCGAGGGCGAGTAAGACCGGAACATCGCGGATGAACGACTCAACGTGCCGCTTCATCAGCTCTTCGGCGTCAGGGTCCGTCGGGCAGTAGCTCAGCACGTTGCGCTTTTTGTGCTGGAGCTTGTAGCCGATGTTCGCCATCAGCATCTTGGTGTAGCCGACCCGTGCAGACTTGATCAGGTTCACCACGCGGATCAGGTCGTTGCCCATCGCGTTCAGGATTCCAACCTGGAACGCTGCGGTTTCCCACTTTCCTTCCTGGTAAGAGGACTCGGACGACAAATAGAAATGCTTGTCCGCCCACTCCACCGCAGTCAGCGGTGGTTCGCGGAATAGGGACTCAAGGCCGAGGCGAACTTGCTTCTGCAGGTCATTCAGCCAAGGACTCGACATATTCATGCAGCATACCCGGGAGTAGATCGCCCAACTCAGAAGCGCGGTTGCGCGCCAGAGCGATCTCTCGCTGCAGCGCCTCGACGTGCCGCACGTCGAGGTCCGGGTGCTTGCGGCGCAACTTCAAGGGCACCGTGTCGAGAATTGAACCAATCTGGGCAGCGATCTTGCCCAGGGCGAAGACCGCAAATTCGGTAGGCACCAGATGCTTGTCGGCGACCAGGTTCTTCTTCTCCTGGGCGTCGGCCTGGGCCGAAGTGAGGCGCAGACGCTCCTGCGTCAGCTTATGTTCTGCCAGCGGGTCGATGCCTTCCGGAACATCACCGTCTGGTTGGTGTTTCCGCTCCGCGAAGTCGAGGCGGTTTTCCAGTACCGAGCGGACGTCATAGAAGGCCTCTCGGCCAATCCTTGCAACCGGCTCGACGCCCCATTTATCAAAGGCTTGCGTGCTTATACCGAGGCTCGTCGCCATCCGGCTTTTGTTGAGCCAGTGAGGCTGCCGAGTGATATCTGGTTTGCTCATAACAACACAACAACCAACCTCAGAATTTGGGCCATACATAGTGGAAAAGCGGGGTTCGAATTACCCTCTCCAAGGGCCACGCTTCAGGGGCCCCCGGTGCTTTACGAGTAGCACGTCACTGCCCCGCTTTTCGCGACACCCCACCTGCAAGTGGCCACCGCCGGCCCGGGTTGAACTAACCCCGCTCCGCCCGGCCAAGCCACCCGCCAACGGTTCAGCGCAACGCTTTCGCCAGGGCCCGCTCGATGTTCGCCTCTAGGCGCGCGTCGTCCTCGGCAACACGCCGAACGACTTCGTGAAATTGGAAGCGCACGCGGTACTGAGGCTGGCGGACGAAGGCGAGGACCATGGTCAACATCCGTCCACGGCGCTCGGCGACGCCAATCGGTCGGCGGCCACGGTGCATCACGAAGTACGCGAGTTGGTGTCCCCTCGCCAAGGAACGCGCCGACTGGGTGGCGTTTCCTTTGAACCCCGCTCGGTATTCCAGGGCGCCCAGGCCGGAAAGGATCTGGATCATCTGGCCGCGGCTCATGTTGCCGTACTGGTCCAGCCGGGCGCCCTCCGCTGGAACCACGAACATGCCCGCCGGCAGGATGCCCCGGGCCCGGAGGTTCCGCTCCGACGCCTTGTCCACCCTCGGCCCTCCGAAGACCTGGGGAGCTACCCAGTCCTCCGGCGACTGCCCCTTCGAGGCATGGTCCTTTTCGTCCTTCACCCACAAGGCCGCCTCAAGCCGGCGTGAGGTGGCATGCAGGATGCGGATGGCGTTACGGGTGAACGGTGTCGGCCGGTCGAAGACCTGGTCGATCTCCCCGACTAGGGCCTGATTCGCCTGGTTCGCGGTGTGGTTCAAGGCGTCGGCCAACACTTTGTTCGGCAGGTCGCCACAGAGGACCCGTAGAGACGCCACCGCATCATCGAGATCTCGGGCGGAGATACTGCCTCTCATCGCTCATCCACTCGCTGACGCTCGATGCAGTCCAGGACTTGGACCGCGCACGCTGTCAACGCAGCCTCAACAGCATCGATCGCCGCGGTTGCATCTTCACCGTTCGCTAGCGGCGGACGGCCGGGGAGCCGACACGGCGTCAGCGGGCACTTGGTCTGCTGCGCGGTAGGCGCTGGGATCAGTGGTTTCGGGGCGGGCGTACATCCGGCCAAGGCCAGCAGGGATGCCAGCACGCAGCCAGTCGCGAACAGCCTGGTCATTCTCTTTCAACTCCCGTAACGCCGCAGCGTGGCGCGTACCCTGTATCTCCAAGGCCTGGCCAAGCTGGCGGGTTTGCCGTTCGATCTCGGCGACGCGGCCGAGTTGGCGTTGCTGTTCAGCGAGAACGCCGGCCTGCAGGTCGATCATCTGCTGTTTACGGTCACGCTCGGTCTCAGCAGCTTCGGCGCGGCGTTGCTCAGCTTCGCGATCCTGTGCCAGGTGATCCATGCGCCAAAACACCAGCGCGGTTACCAGGGCGACCACCAACCATGGCCGCCAGGTCACTGATCGATCCTCCGACCAACCTTGAACTTGAACGTCGGCTCTTGATCGAGCATCGAGTTGACGATGCCCTCGATGACCGAGAACAGGGAGACGACAAGTTCAAGCGGCGCCCACTTGGCGAACGCCAGCGGGCAATAGCTATCGACATCCCCCAGCCACATCGGAATGCCGTAATAGCTCCCATGGTGCGAGACGCCGATCTGTCGAGCTTCGGCTTTCGTCGTGAACCCGAGCATCATTCCCCCTTGAGCGCAGCACGCGCCCATTCGAGCCGGGCGTTGCGATCCTCAGCCCCGGTGAACGATCCGTTTATGCGGAGAGTAATCTTCTCGAATCGGCCTTGGTCAGCCAGGTCGTTTAAACCCCGCGACTGCCAGAACCAACCCGCGGCAATTGCTGCCCAGGTCCGTTGCTCCAGCAGTTCAGGCTGCGCTACCAGCGGCAGCGCCAGGGCGCGTGCAGCTTCCGCGTAGTTGTCGTGGCCCGTAATCATGATCAGGCCGCGTCCCCGGTATCGATACCCATCGCCCGTATCCGGCGACCCGTTGCCCATCCGGTTTGCGTAGACGCGGTTCGCGATGCGCTCAGGCTGGCGTGCGTACTGCTTCGCCTCTGCCGGCGTGAACCGCTTCGGCCAAGTACGGAGCAACAATTCGGCGGAGTAGTTCAGGTTCTCGATCAGACGCTTGAGGCTCTGGCTTTCGTGTCCGACCTGAGCCAGGAACATCGCCACCCGCTCAGCCGTGTTGATCTCGAACCGGGCCATGGCGCCGTTGATGTGCTCGACCCAAGCCGAGGCAGTAGCGGCACCGCAGCCAGTAGCGCGGTCGAGTTGATCGGCAGTGATCTTCATTCGCCAGACCCTCGACGCGGCAGCTTGATCCCAGCGTAACGGTCGGCCAGGTCACGGATCTTCTCGACGCCCAGGAAGCCGATCCAGCCACCAATGAAGGTGGCCATGCTCTGCGGCACGCCAAAGAACTCGAAGCCGCTGATGATCGTCAGCGCCAGCCCACCACACAGCGCGCCCTCCAGAAGCGCCTGCCGGCGCGTGCCGCCGCCGTAGATGATCCTGGCCATGGCCATGGCCCACGACAGCAGGGAGGCGTAGATGATCGGCGCATGCTGGCTCAGCCAGGCGAGCACAGCCGCCCAAGTGTCGGGTTTGTCAGGCATCTTCATCGTCTCGGTTCCCCTCGCCGGGGCGGAAATGAAAAAGCCCAGCGCGAGGGCTGGGCCAGGGATGGGTGCAGGTACGGCCTTACAAGGGGGGGCCGCGCTCCCCGCAGCGCAATGCACCACCTGCAGAAGGGTAGAAACAAAAAAACCCGGCATATTGCCGGGTTTTCCGATGGAGAATTACTTAGCTTGGGCTACAAGCTTCGGTGTCTCAATCCCGCGCTGAACACAAACCTGTTGCAGATTGGTGTCAGCCTCCTTGAACCGACGCAACTGCTCCAGCGAGGTTTCAAGGCTTGGCTTGACTTCGCCAACGCTATTGAATGCCTTATTGCTCAGTGCGAACGTCTTCATCTGTTGCTCCTTGGTCGGGATAGACGGGAAGAACGACATCTTTATTCCCGTAGTACGCCTCTTTCATGTGTTGCAGTTGATGCTGATACGGCACATCCTCGAGCAGCAACTCCGCGCTACTCAAACTGCTCCAACCCAGACGACGCAAAAGTGCATCGAAAAGGTTGTCAAACACTTTAATCTTACCCATCAGCGACTGCTTGACGGGGTCTGTATCCTTCATGCTCTCGGCAAAGCAGTAGTAATCACCGTTGCTAGCACACTGCTGCCGAGGACGGTGGTACATCAACACAGCCGGCTTAAGCGGCATCAGAGACCGTACATGCGGAACCGGCCACAGCCAGAACCACAGCCACAAAGTAGCAGCTGCGCTCATCAGATATCGACCGATCGTGATCTCAACCTGAGCCTTCGTGTGAACGATAGCATGGATCAATGCAAAGAGAGTGTCTACCTCACCACCGGCGTTGTGGCGGATATGGATCTCGATCAGCTCGTGTGCTTCAGCCTCGCCTAGAGCCTCCACCAAAGGACGCACCGTTTCGACATTCACTACGGCCGTGAGTTCAAGAGCGCGTCTAGCCTTGCTCATCCCCACCAGTTCGACTGCCGTACTCATTCCACCATCCATACCCGTCCCTAGAAAACCGTGCATTAGGGGGCGCGATGATAAGCAGAGCCTAGCCTTCAGGCAATATCATTTCGCCACAATTCACTACCAGAATTAATAGGAAGTGGGCGATGAGTAGCGCAAGAAAACGAACAAAAGTGAGCAATCGCCACTACAAACGGTCTCCACTGCGGCGGCTCTGGGGCTCGCCCCGGACCTGGTGGCCATATGAGAGGGTGAAGGCCTTGTGGGTCGGTAACCCGTCACTTTGATGTGGCAGGTGAGACTGCCGTCTACCGAGTTTCTGACCTTCGAATGAAAAAGCCCGGAGCGGGGGCAACCGGGCTTCCCGTCCATCTCGCTGAAAGCCAAGGACGGAAAACATCGAGTCAGACGGGGGCGTGATGATGCCGCGCCAAGCCAATCTACGCAATAAAAAACCCGGCGCCAGGGGCCGGGTTTCGAGTGCGTCACGCTGCGTTCACAGCAATTCACGCTGGGATGAAAACACCCCTTATTCCGCGTGTAAAGCTATTCCTCAAGCGCTCTCGCGGAACCGCTCCAGGGCGCTATCGACCCAGCCCACCGCCAACTTCAGAGTCTCCCTGACCTTCGCCTCGCCGATCTGGTGTTCACGCGCGATGCGCAGGGCCGGCCACTTCGCGCCGTAGTAGAGCCACACGAAATCACCAGCCTGCGGCGCCCTGTCAATGAGTCGAGCAATGACCCGGTCGACGGCCAAGGCCATATCGTCAGTGACGTGGTAGGCCTTGGGGCTCGACATTGGCATGGCTTGGCTCATGATAGCGGCGGCCGGCGACACATACCCGGGAACCCCCATCCCATCCATGCGCCACCACCCCCACTGTTCGAGGAGATACTCGGTATCGCCCAGCAGCTTGTCCACGTAGGTTCGAGTTCTGCTCATGCCGCCCCCGGACCGTTCAGGCCAAACAGATCGCGCAGCAGCGTTTCCACCGCCGCGCCCTTTGCGTTGCCGTCCTGCAGCCAGAGCCGACCGTAATCGTGGAAGCCCAGCGTGCCGCGGTCGCCGTGCCAGTTGGCGACCATCTGCAAGAGGGCGGACAGTGCCGCAGCACCACCCACCTTGACCTGCGCCAGCTCCTGGCCGGCCACCTTGAGAAACTCCCGCTCCAGCCTGGTCATGACCTTGCGGGGTGCCATCGGTTGTACGTTGCTCATGCCGCCTTCCCTTTTTTCTTGCCGTGCTTGTTGGCGAAGTAGGTACGCCCCATTTCAACCTCCTCTTGGCTCATTTCACGCGAGCCCGCGAAGTTGACGAATCGTCCATACATTCCCTGCTGCTGGAGCAGACACATGCCCGGTGGCGCGTGTCGGCACTTGGTCATCAGGATCTCCGTGATTCCGTTCTGGCCGGCCTCGCTGTCCATGTCCCGGTGGACCATCAGGATGCAACTGGCGTCGGCCTCGATCTCCCCCGAGTCGCGCAGGTCGCTCGACTGCGGGCGCTTGCCGGGGCGCTTGGTCGAGTCGCGGTTGAGCTGCGCCAGTTCAATGACCGGCACACCGAGTTCCTTGGCCAGGCGCAACAGCGCCTTGTTGGTCTTACCCACCTCCTCGCTGCGCGTGCGCCCTTTCGCCTCCGGTGGAATCAGGCCCAGGTAGTCGACGACGATGCCGGCCAAGCCGTGCTCACGCTTGACACGCCGCGCGGTGCTGCGGATCTGGCTGGCGGTCACGTTGGGATCGTCGCAGATGAACAAGGGCGCCCCCTTGGCCTTGGCCACCGCAGATGTGATGCGCGGCCAGTCGTCGTCACCCAGTTGCTGCGGATCGTCCAAGCGCTTCAGGTCCACTCCCCCCAGCGAGGCGATGGAGCGCACGCCCAACTCCTCCTCAGGCATTTCCAGGGAGAACACCAGCCAGGGCTCCCCTGCCTCGCAGGCGTTGTACTGGGCGATCTGCAGGGCAAGTGTGGTCTTGCCACTGCCGGGAAGGCCGGCGATAACGGTGAGCTTCCGAGGGCGGATGCCGCGAACTAGCTTGTCGAGATCGGCTAGGCCAGTGCCGGGCCACTGAGGCGCGCGGCCGTTGAACTTGTCATCGATAACGTCGACAGCCTTGAGCAACACCTCGTCGAGCCGCTTGTACTTCGGCGCCTCGTCATCGAGGTCGCGCAGGTCCGCCATCGCCTGCTGCGCTCTGGCGATGATCTCAGGCAACGGCCGGTCATCCGTGGCGGAAGCCTTCACCGACTCGGCCGTGTCGATCAAGCAGCGTAGGATGGACCGCTCCCGGACGTGCCGGACGTACGTCCTCCAGTTCGCCACCGAAGGCACATTGCGGGCAATGTTCCCGGCATAGGGAATGAGCTTCGCGCCGCTGGGCAGCACATCGCGGACCACTCCCACGGTCACCGGATCGACGGGAATCCCTTCCTCGTAGCAATCCTTGATCGCCTGGAACAGCGCGGCGTTATCCTCGAAGTAGAAATCGGCGGCGGTCACGCTGGACAAGGCCTCGTCAACCAGCGCCTGATTCTGCTGGAGCGCGGACTGCAAGATAGCGCCGAGCACGCCGAACTCAGCCTCTTCGCTGTACAGCTCTCGGCTCACTCCAGAACCTCCCGGCGAGCGGAGCCCCAGGTGAAGCCAACAGCCTTGCCGCCGTTCTCGCGGAGACGATCCACCGCACGATCACCGATGTACTTGGCGACCTCCTGCGCGCTCATGTTCGAAACCACCACCGTAGGCCGCATCTCCCGATACCGGCGGTCAATCACCTCATGGAGCAGACCCAATTCGTACTCGGTACCGCTCTGCGCGCCGAGCTCGTCGATCACCAACAGGTCGAAGCCCGCCAGCTCTTCGAGAGTGTCCCGTTCGGTGTACTTCGCCGCCCGGTTCATCGCCCCCTTAGCCACACGGATTATCTCCGACGCCGAGGTGATCACTGCTTGGGCCTGAAGGTTCCGTACGACGTACTGGACGATTGAGCACGCGAGATGGGTCTTGCCCGTCCCAAGGTTGCCCAGGAGCAAGAGGCAGCGGCCGTCCTGGAAGTTCTCCACGAATCGCTCGGCATACTCCCGGCATGCTTCCAGCACCGCCGCCTTCTCCGCCTTGCCGTCGGTGCGGTAAGTCTCGAAAGTGCTGGCCCGGTAGCGAGCGGGGATGCCAGAACCAACCAGCAACTCGTTGATCTTGCGTTGGGTTTTCTCCGCCAGGGCCACCGAAAACTCCTCGCTCCCCGGCTCGCGATTCACCCCATCCCAAACACACCGAGAGCAAGACCAGGTCAAGTAGCTACCATCAAACTGCTCCACCTGGATCGAGTGGTAGTCACCGTGAACCGGGCAGCGAAGAGAAGGGCTTTCTTCGCTCTTGCGGTTGGGTTTACGCCAGAAGTTAAAAATTTGCTCTGCCATCGTCGCGGTCCTGGTACATGTCGGGGGTGTGTTTGGGGAGGTTGGTGAAGCTCGATGCCGGGCCAGCATCAGGGGCTATCTCGTCTTCCCATCGTCGCCCGTTGAGCCAACTGGCCGGCAGCGGAACGAACTGGCCGTTGTCCTTCAGCCAATCACGCTGTCGGCAGTGCTTCGGAAGCGCCGCCATGATCACAGGGTGCAGAGCAGGGTCGATCTTCCGCCAAGCCTTCTCCGCCTTCGCTCGATCCTTGTGCTTTGGGTAGGCCTGGTAAAACTCCTCGAAACCATCCAGAGGATTGGGCTTGGCCGGCCGTTTCCCAGACTCGGTTTTTCCCTTCCGATCACCCACGTCGTCCGAACCGGTTTCGCCGGTTTGGACATGCTCTTTAGGTTCTTTGGTGGTTCTTTGGTGGTTAAGTGACGGATCGGGTGCAACCGTTGCACCCCGTTGTGTCGTCAGTTGCACCCCGTTACGTCGTGGTTTGCACCCCGTTACGTCGTCATTTGCACCCGGTGCAACCGTTGCACCCCGTTCCATCGAGAGGTCGTACACCATCGGCAGGCGATCCCGGTGCGAGATGTAGGCGGCAGCGATTGCCTGGTTTCCACGGCGAATAACACCAGCCTCCTCGAGGGACCGGAGCTTGTACTGGACAGTCCGCTCGGATAGCCCTGTATCACTGCTCAGCGTGGCGATAGAAGGGAACGCCCCCTTTCCCGCCTCGTTGGCATAGTTCGCCAAGCACAACAGCACATGCCTCATGGCGGCATCGGTAACGACCTGCTGCTCCAGTGCCCAGGTCATGGCCTGAACGCTCATATGTCTAACTCCTCGGTAACGCGCTTCACGAAGTCGTGGTATCCCTCGGCCATGAGGAACCCTTGATCTTCAAGAGCACCGCGGCATGCCTTGGCGTGGCCGTAGAGCACCCAACGCTCACGCTCGGGCAGGTCGCGGAATTGACGGTAGGACGGCCAGGGCCCGGCGATCACCGGGCGGCCGCTGGGGCTGGTGGTGATCCGGCCCGGTTTCGGTTGTGTGGTCATTCGCCGATCTCCTGCGAAGGGGGGCCGCGCATCTGGAAGCGCTCCCGGCCGGCGCCGAAATCCGGGTGCGTGGCTCGGTGTTGGGTCACGAAGGTGCAGCCGCGCACGAAGCGCTCGAACAGCCTGCTGATCTCGGCCTTTGCCCAGACCGCGTAGGGGCGCGCGTTCAGTTCCTCGTGCTTGCTGCGCACCATGGCGAAGGGGCGCGGGCTGTGCGGCATGTCGCGCACCACCGCGTCGATCACCCTGGGCGGAAGGCCGTACTGCTTCCCTATCCGCTGCCGGATAGCGGTGATGCTCTCCATGCCGTTGGGGATCGAGTCGAGCAGCGGGTGCGATCGGTCCATGTCGCCGACGGTTTCGGTCAGCGCTGCCACCTGCTGCTCGGTCAGCCGCTGCCGCCGCTCCAGATCGACGGTGAGTTGCACGCTGGCCAGTAGTTGCTCGGCGGCGGTCAGTGGCCGGGAAGCCTGCTGTTCCAGTTCCTGCCAGCGATCCACCAGCCGCGCGGTGAACTCCGGGCAGAGCTGGGCGACGACGATGATGCTGTCGCGCTTGCCCTGGTCGCCGGTGAAGACGTACTCCTGAGTGGGGCGGCCAGCGGTGGGCTTTTCCTGCATTGCAGGTAAAGCAATCACCCCGCGCTCGGCCAGTCGCTCAATGGTCACGCGTACGTTGTCGTGACGCGACCCAACAAGATCCGCGATCTCGCGGCTGGTCATGGTGGCGGCCTGGCCGCCGAAGGGGGCCAGATCAGTCATGCCGGCACCTCCAGCTCGGTCAGCAGTTGGATCAAGTCTTCGCCAGCCAACCTGGCGATAGTGATAATCGACAGATGGATCGCATCCACCTGGTCGCCGGTCAGGCGTGGGCCCGGCTCGCAACCTTCGAAAGCCAAGTCTTCGCGGACTGCGGTAGCCAAGTCCTGGATGGCGCCGATATAGCTGTAGAGCTGGTCACCGAGTGCTTTCGCTCCAATGCGCCTAGTCATTGGCCACCTCCCCACCCTCCAGGGCAGCACGGACCAGGGCAGTGGCTGTCTCGGCCGCATGAAGAAGTAGGACTACGCGACGACTAACACTCGGCTCGTCGAGGATGTCGAGGAGCCCGCCTTGAATCGCGTCAAGCAGGTCGACTGCGCTGTCCAATGCGAGGTCGGCATCGATGTCATCCATCACGCACAGGACATTCGCTTTCTGACCTCCCTTCGAAAGATCAACGGGCGCAGTCGCCCGGAAGCTGATACCCAGAGTGGCCCTCATTGCTGAGCCTCCTTCTGCCGGTTGATGCGATCCGTGCAGACCTGCTCGAGCTCAACCAACATGAAGATGGCCCCCCCGATCTCCTCCAGAAACCAGCCGAGACGCTCTGAGGTTTCCTGGCCGACTTCGCCTTCAGCGCCAACGTTCGCCAGCAGATTCCCGACCGCGGCGACACCAAGCGCCATGTTCTGAGCCGCTTGCCGAGCCGACCCCAGGTCTGACTTGATGGAGAGAATCTGTTTATCGGTCAGGTCTTCACCCGGGACCCGGGAGCACAGACTGCTGAGCAGCGTCGAGAGGTTCATTGGCGGCGCTCCTTTGCATTGAGCGCAGCGGCGATTTCCGCCTCCTCCGCGGGCAGAGGGATGGCGGCATCCACCAGAGCCTTTGCCGCATCACTCAGGTACGCCAGCGCGTGGTAGCCATTGCCATCCATGGGGCTACCCTCGACGAGGGAGATGAGGATGTCGCTGAGCCCGGCCAGAATGACGCTGGCCTCGTCCAATGCTTCCCGCTTGGAAAGTCCTGGGTTGACCTTGAAGAAGCTGTTCTCCGGGTCGATAGGGCGAGCTCTCAGAAGCGCGTTCATGCCGCACCTCCCGCTGCATCCAAGCCCCGCACGCAGCTACTGTGCATCGCCGCCACCACCTCGGTGAGCAGCGCGATAGCTTCCGCCTCGGAGTCGTTCATAGGGTGATCGACGTCCCTGGCCATGCGCCTGAGCAAAACGCAGAGAGCGTTGAGCGACTCCTCGTATCGCTGCATCACCTCTACGATGGGAACCCCCTCGCAGACCTGGAGCGCACAGAGCCCGTTGGGAGTCAGGAGAAAGCCGACCTCCTCAGTGGTCACTGGCTGTTGCGCCTGGCTTGACGTTTTGATATTTTTGAGTTGCATGTTTATGTCTCCCTTGAGACAAAGAAGTACCTAGGCAGTCGCTGCAACGACTACCGACTAAGGGCCTCGCGAAAGCGGGGCTTTTTGCTGTCTGGAGACAGGGAATCCCTATCCTCCACACATTCTGAAAAGCGCAGCCCAGGTCAGGGCGGCTTTGTGGAAGGAGCGCGAACGCGCGTATCAGACTTTTTCAAAGTGCAAGCTCCCGAATTTCGTTGAACGACGCAGACAGCCTGCACCCGTTTAGAAATATCCCAAGCGCCCATGTAAACGAAGGCCTTGAAGAGGCCCTGCTGATGGTCACCCTGACCAGACTCCGCGCGGAACGCTCATAGGAATAGTGGGTAGCCAGTGCCCCTTTTTCGGGCGCCTCACCCCGGATTTCTGTGCAGAGCTTCCACCAGCAGAGAGCTCCTGGGCTTTTAACCGGGTTTAATGATTCGGACCGTGGCGGTTTAGCATGCGAAACTGATCCGCTTGGCAGGCATCGAGATACCCCTCGGCCGAACACCGCAGGCCAAATGCTCACGGAGCCACCTCGACACTGGATGCCTGAACAGGTACGTTTAGCGCTGAACCGTCAGTTCCGAGGCGGGTAACCTCTTCGCCATGAACAGAAGCCTTCAATAACCTCAGCAGCTCGGCAGCGGAAAAACTTCCGCCCGACGCCTCAGAAAGACGCTGCGCATGGTTTGTCTCACCAGAATGCTCGGTCCTAGGCAACCGACCATTCCTGACCCACTTGTTGACTGCACGAGGGCTGACACCGCAAGCCTTGGCGGCTTTACTGGTTCCGCCCGCAAGGAGGACGGCTTCTTTGATCAGGTTCATTTTCAACGCCTAGAAAGTACCGATAGTACAAGATAAACAGGAACTGAAAGTTCCGTCAAGCCACGAGAGAATGGACTGATGGTATCGCCCGAAGAAAATCGAGAAGCTTTTGCGAAGCGCCTGAAGCAAGCTGCCGCGGACGCTGGCTACCCTGCCTATGGCACGGCGGCGCGGCTTGCTCGTGCGCTGGGTATCACGCCTAAAGCCGTGGGGAAGTGGCTGAATGGCGAGGCGCGCCCGAACGCGGAGAAGATGGAGTCTCTCGCTAGGCTCCTTGGTGTTGAGATAGGTTGGCTGGCCTGGGGAACAGGGTCCATGGTCCGCATAGCGCCGTACAACCAGCAGGCTCCGCTTACACCCGAGCCAGAAGGCGAGATCGTTCCCTTCTCGATTTGGGACGACTCGACGCCCGTTGATGACGACGAGGTAGAGGTGCCTTTCCTGAAGGAAGTTGAATTGTCTGCAGGGTCTGGAAGACTGGCCTTAGAAGTCAGCACCAAGGCGAAGCTCCGGTTCGGGAAACACACCCTTCGCCGTTATGGCGTCCAGTTCGACAAGGCGGTGTGTGTTAGCGTGAGCGGAAACTCGATGGAACCGCTGCTACCGGACGGAAGCACCGTTGCAATAAATACTGGTGACCAGCAAGTAGTTGATGGAAAAATCTATGCGCTATCTCACTACGGGCAACTCCGTGTAAAGCAACTCTATCGCCTCCCTGGCGGCGGTATTCGCTTACGGAGTTTCAACAGGGACGAGCACCCCGACGAAGAGTACACACTGGAGCAGATGGTGCAGGCCGAGCTGTCCATTTTAGGAAGAGTGTTCTGGTCTGCCACATTTTACAATTGACACAAAGGGCGCTATCTGCGCCCTTTTTCTCGCATCGAGATAGTACTTTTGGTACTTGACACAAGGGAACCAACGGTCCAATCTACAAAAAAGCGGAACCAATGGTACTCGTAAATGGATAGTGTCATCCAAATTGGAGCATGGAAAGGGTCGACCGGAGCGCTGCTTGCAGAGCGAGAACTCGCCTGTCTTTTGAGCTTGGCATCCGGCATGACCGACAAGGAGATCGCGCGCCGGGATGGGCTTTCGCCAAGGTCCATCAAAGGCAGGCTCGAGAGCGTAATGCACAAGCTCGGAGTTTACAGGCGCACACCTTTGGTAGCGGAAGCAATCCGCCGCGGGCTTATCTCGCCCGCCGTGATCGCCCTTGCCTTCCTCGTCGCCGGTCAGCCACTGCTCAACGATGACCACATGATGCGCAGCCGCCGTGGCGGCGAAAGGAAGATCGAAACTCGCCTGACTGCTCGCCGCGATGGCGTGGCCTGGGTGGCGTGATCATGGCCTGGGACAGAAACGATCCTCTCAACATCCTGGCGCTACAGCTCGACGGTGAACTGCGCGCCGCAGCCGACTTCTGCCATGGCTACAACGGGCCGGCACAGCGCGCTTTCGCCCGGCACATCCAGGGCCTGGGAAAGTCGGTCGACGAGCTTACCGTGGCAGACCTGAAGGCAGCGGCCGCATTTGCTGAAGCAGAACTGAACGACCTGCAACAGAGAGGACTGATCTGACGCGGCAGACCGAACGCGTCGAAGCAGCCCCGCAGTAATCAACCGATTTTCGCGAAAGCCAACAACCGCGGCAGGCCATCGGCTTGCCTGGAGGAAAGCATGGACAAGAAACCTTTCATCAAGCCCGGGAAGCTCTTCCTGATCTGTATCGCGCTGCTGGCCTATGCCGGACTGTCAGTCGCCCTGGTGGGCGGTATTGGGCCGGCCCTGGTCAGCAGTCGCGACGACGTTCTGGTTTTCGCGGGATTCGCCATCCCCGGCGTCTGGTTGATCGCCTCGGTCTGCCTCGGCATCCACCTCGCCAACACCCGCCGCGAACAAGCGGCCACCACCAGCAAGGAGAAAGACCAATGAAGCGGATTCCCGCTGCTGCAATGCTGTGCCTGCTCGCCGTCCTGGCAGGCTGTTCGAAGGTGCCTGCCGGCAACGTCGGCGTGATCGTTAATCTCTACGGCTCCGAGAAGGGTGTGGAGACGCGTGAGGTCGGAACTGGGCGCTACTGGGTAGGCGTGAACGAGGAGCTCTACCTGTTCCCCACCTTCACGCAGACCGAGACCTGGGGCGGCGAGGAAGCGATCAGCTTCCAGACCGTTGAGGGCATGAAGGTCGGCGGCGCCGTCGGCATCACCTACTCGGTATCTCCCGACAAGGTGACGACGCTGCTCCAGAAGTACCGGGCGGGTATCGAGGAAATCACGAACAAGTTCCTGCGGAACATGGTGCGCGATGCCTTCAACGATGTTGCCTCGAAGCTTCCAGTCGAGAGCGTCTATGGCGCCGGCAAGGCGGACCTGCTGCTGGCCGTTGAGAAGCGCGTGCGCGACCAGGTGGCGCCCATCGGCATCAACATCGAGCGCATCTACTACGCATCCGACCTGGTCCTCCCGCCGCAGGTCACGCAGAGCCTCAACGCGAAGATACAGGCCACTCAGATGGCCGAGCAGCGCCGTAACGAGGTCGCCCAAGCCAAGGCCGAAGCCGACAAGGAGCGCGCCCGAGCCCAAGGCGAGGCGGACGCGAAGCTGACCCTGGCCACCGCCGATGCGAAGGCGATCGAGATCCGCGCCCAGGCGCTGCGCTCGAACCCAGACGTCGTGACCCTCAACGCCGTCGAGAAGTGGGACGGAAAGCTGCCCACCTACATGGCCAGCGGATCCCCGCTTCCCTTCATCGGCATCAGCAAGTAGCCACCCTCGCCCCGGCGCCAGCGATGGCGCCACTGGAGATTCCATGAAACGAGCAACCGTTGTAACCGAACTGCCGGCCAGCACCAGCCGGAACATGGACAAGTTCGTTGTCCGACTGCCGGACGGCCTGAGGGCCGAGGTGGAAGCCGAGGCCAGGCGCGATGAACGCAGCATGAACAGCGTGGTCATCATCGCCCTGCGCGAGTACCTGCACGGTCAGCGCCGGAAGCAAGCGCTCCTCGATGCTCTGACCGCTGCCACCGGAGGGCACTGACCATGAAGCAAGCACTCATCGGCACCGCGATCAGCCTGCTGCTCAGCGCGTGCCTGTATTTCGGTCAGGGGTCGCTTCACCAGTTCGCCTTCTATGTGGCGGCGGCCACGAATGTTCTCTGCTGGCTGCTGATATTCGCCGGCGGCATCAAGGGGCAGGGAGCCACAAACCTGCTCGCCCGTCCTTGGCTCTCCATCCCTACCGGCGCTCTGCACGTGGCGGCCCTGGCCGTCACAGATCACCCTGCACTCGCGGCTTCGAGCCTGCTGGTGCAAATGGCTTGCTACGCCCTCGCCTACCAGGCGGTGCGCAGCGCCGAGAAAGGGGGTGACCTATGACCCATGCCCTGTTTAAACAGATCGATCTGACCGCCAAGCTTGGCCAGGACGGTAGCTCGCTCCAAGCCATGAACGCGCTGCGCGTCATCCGGGAAACGGTAGCGAAACACCTGGCCGGCACCGAGGGTGCAGGAGAGATTCCGCTCGAGCGAGCCCTCCTGGCGCTCCGCACCATCGCCGAGTTCCCCTGCCCCGAGCAGGACGACCTCCCGGCGGCGAACATGCGACAGATCGCGCTGGCGGCGTTGAGTGGCGCTGGAGCCGGTTCGGAGCCGGGCAACCCTGGCCGCGAACCTGTTTCTGGACCGGGTAATGCCGGCGAGCGACCCCACCCCGCGCCGGGATTGGTCGGCGATCACACCGAACTTCGCCGAATTGCTATCGCGCTCAAGAACCCGCAGCTCAGCGGGGAGGAGGCCTCGAACCTGATGGTGCGTTACGAGGCCTTGACCATGCCTGACCACATCATTGCGCTGATCGACGGACAGGCCAAGGAGGATTCGGCCCTCCGCGAGCTTGAGGAAAGCCTGCTGATCCTGGAGCACTGGATCGAGCAAGTCGGGATGACGGATGGCTACGTGGGAGTGGTTGAGATCGAGGCCGTAGAGGCGGTGATCAACGCGCTGAGGCGCCAGCAGGCGGCAGGGAGCGGGGCATGAGAAAAGCACTGACCGCTATCGCACTCATCGCGCTGCTTGGCCTGGCCACTGTTGCCGCCGGTGCAGCGCTCCAGCCGTTCAAGAATCTGTTCATCTGGGAGGTATGTCAGTGATGAGAGGCTCCGATATTCCGCCACCACCAGGGTATCGCCCCACCCCGCTCGCCACCCTCGGCCAGCAGTTGGTCCGCCTGGGCCAGGCGATGCAGAACCCCAACACCAAGCTCGGCGAGTTGACCGAGCTGGTCCAGGCCTGCGGCGTCGACCTGCGGATCTGCGACACGAACAAGGAGAGCCGGTCATGAAGGGCGCAACGTTGCACCGACTGATCGATATCTACGCCAACAGTCGCCGTAACCTGCGCGTCCGTTTGGCGGCCCTCCGGATGTTCGTCCGCGCGGTGCATGCCGATCGCAACGCCAGTTTCGCCGAGTATCGCCGGGTGTGTCGTCGGCTCCTCAAGGGCATGCCGTTCACCGAGCAGGCGCTGGAGCGCGAGCGAGCGGCATATCGGAAGCGTACCAGAGCAGCGAGACAGGCCATGGAGGAGAGCGGGGCTTGGCTTATCGGAAGCTCAGCCATGATCGAGCAGGCCCTGTCGTTCGACGACCTGTGCGATCTCCTGGGGGTGAATCATGCCCACCGTGCCGAGGCTGCCGAGGTCTGCGCGGGCGACGCCGGAATCGTTGGCGGCCTGCTATGGATTGGCGGGGAGTTCGAGGACAGCGCGAACCACAAGAGTGGCCGCTCCAACCGAGGGGACACTGGGCCACTTACCGCCGCGGTCCAGAACCTGTTCCAGAAGTTCCTGCTTGAAAATCCGTCGGTCATCCCTGACCCGTTCGCCCCGGGCGGCCCTTTCTACGGCGCCCCGCGGCAGGAGATGGCGCCAGACGGAACGGTGCAGATTCGGCGACCGGCACTCACCGTCCACAGCCAGGACGGATCGATCCGCACGGTGGAGCGAAAGGAGGAGGTGGTTGACGGTGAGTTGGTTGCCCGCGGGCGGCACGAAGCACCGCGGCGCCTGGTCGTAGTGCGCCACGAAGAGGAGATAGGGAATGGGAAGCTCGACTAGCCCTGTATCCGAGTTCCTGTCTGAAGAGGAAGTCACCGAGCTGACTGGGCGCAAGTACCCGAGCCAGCAGATCGAGTGGCTGAATAGGTACGGCTGGAAGTACGCCGTGACCGCGGCGAACCGCCCGATAGTTGGGCGCGTATATGCCCGCCTAAAGCTGGCCGGCGTGAAGCCGACGATGGAAGCAACCGAGAAGTGGAGCCTGGACCTGTCCAGGGTTAGATAATGAGACCGCGGAGCAACAAGAACCGGGGCCTGCCGCCTCGCATGATCAAGCGTACCCGGACGATGAAGTCAGGAAAGGTCTGGGTTGGCTACTACTACGACGGGCGGGATGCTGAGGGGAGGCGCAAGGAGATCCCGCTGGGCACGGACTTGGATGAGGCTCGGGAGAAGTGGGCGAAGCTGGAGAGAAAGGCCGTGCCGGTGGCCACCAGGACAGTCGGCGATCTGCTGCGTCGGTATGAGCGGGACGTGGTTCCAGGGAAGGCCAAGTCCACTCAGGAGCAGAACCAGAAAGCCATACGCCAGTTGATGAAGTCTTTCGAGTCCGCCCCGCTTGAGGCCCTGACCCCGAATGTAATCGCCCAGTACCGGGACGCTAGGTCGGCACCCGTACGGGCAAATCGAGAGATCGCCCTTCTCTCCCACGCTTTCAACATGGCGAGGGAATGGGGACTCACGGACAGGGAGAACCCGTGTCGAGGGGTGAAGCGCAACAAGGAGGCTCCAAGGGATGTGTACATCACCGACGAGATATGGAATGCAGTGTACGAGGAGGCGACAAGCGATCTGCGGCTCACCATGGATCTCGCCTATCTGACCGGCCAGCGCCCGGCGGATGTACGCAAGATGCGCTGGGCAGATGTGGATGGAGAGTACCTGTTCGTTGGACAGGGCAAGACCGCCATGAAGCTTCGTATCAGATTGCGCCGAACTGACGGATCACAAACAGCCCTGGGGGAGCTACTAGATCAGCTAGACCGATCAGCGCCAACCTTGGCAGCTACCCCGGAGGGCAAGCCCATCTCAGAAAAAATGCTACGCCTTCGCTTCGAGCCAGCAAGGAAGGCGGCAGCGGAGAAGGCCGCAAAGGCAGGCGATGCTGAACTAGCGAAATCGATAATGAACTTTCAGTTCCGCGATATCAGGCCAAAAGCGGCATCCGATATCGAAAGCCTGGAGCAGGCATCCGACCTTCTTGGCCACACTACGCAGGGAATGACACGCCGGATTTATCGCCGCATTGGGAAGGCTGTAGATCCTACGAAGTGA